TACGAGGCATGTTCTCAGAGTTGTAATTTAACTCTAGTGTAGCGTTAATTGTCTCGCCATCAAAAGACGTGCCGGCATCAAGCGCATACACATACCCGTTGGTTGACCCGAAGAACGAAGTCTCCTCGCCAGCCGAAGTTTGCGCTTCAGTTGCGCAGGTAACTGGGTTTGGAAAACGAACCGGCATTGCACCCAGCATCTGACCGTTGGCAATGGTTACGTACAAACCATAGCCATCTGAAAAGAAAATTCGATACTGAGCTTTCTCTCGGTTTAGCACACTGGCTGAAACTAAATTGCGGCGCACCTGAGTAAATGGTCGAATATTCAACGTCACAGCGGCTGTATCAAAATTACCGTAGCTCAATGTTGCTTGAAGCGTTATTACACCCCTGTCATCGAATACGTAGGTCTGACTTAAATTCTGACCACTGTAAGCTTTGGCACCCGCACCGGTGTTGTAAGGCACAAGATTCCAGCTGCTTGAATCAGTGCCGTACAAAATATAGGTGTAGTTGTCTGAGTAAATTGCCAACGCGCCCGTGGACTGGTCACCCGGCTGAATGACAAAACAAGTCACCGGTTCTGGTTGCACAATTTCGCCTGCACCCAGAAGAGGTGTCCATTGATAAGGTTCGCCCAAAGCAGAAAACTGAACCGATGTACTAAAGGCAAAAAACAAATGCTGTTTATGCACAGTGACGTGGTTGGGTATGTCAACCGTCATGCCGGTTACAATTGGCACGTACACCGTGCCGTCAAACTCAAAACCCCGGTTTACGTTATCCGCACCATAAGCCCGAAGCTGGTTATTAACGCCACCAAAGTTACCCAACACCATCTCAATGCGACCACCGGGCAATAGCGTGATTGCCGTCTGTGCCGCTACGCAAACCGCTTTAGTGGATGCGGATACCTGCAAATTCTCAGCAGCAGTGAAGTTGCCTGTTGCACTGGCAAAGATCAAACGCCCTGCAGCGGTACCCGCTGTCCATGAACCTGTCTGAAGCACGACCCTCGTCACTACTGCGGAGAAACCGCTGGTAGCCCCTGTAACCGTGTCGCCTTGAAATATTTCAGCCGTACCGGTATTAAACGACATCTCAAAACCCAACGGCACATTAACCCAGCCTGACGTACTGGATTCATAAATTGCCATTGCTGTGGCACCGACGTTGTCTCGCCACGCGTAAACTGTGTTCTGCAACTCGATCACGCCACGGATGGGGCCACTGCCCGGCACAGCACCGATGTCCGCACGATACACGTCAGCCGCAAGGTTGATGTACTGAGCCTGCTCCTGTGTGGTTAAAGTGCCGGTGGCCTGCAAAGCCGTAACCGTGCCTTGCACTACCGTCAAAACCTCAATATTTTCACTGACCGTAAAAGTACCTGTTGCTTTGGTGTAGTAGATATCGTTGCCGTTGACGGCGATGACAATGCCGCTTTCACCCGACGTGCCGCCAACAATCGTATCGCCAACAGCAATCGTGCCAGTCAATGCTACCGTGAGGCTGCCATAAATTGCATTTGACGGCGCAGGCCGGCCATCATAACGTTCGTATCCTGCGATTCGGGTATAGCCGCCCGTGATTGACGCTTCAAAGTTAAAAGCGTCTCGCGCAATACCAGCAGGCAGTGCAAGGGTTGGGGTGATGAGATCGAGTCCGCCTTTAAGGTAGACCAGATCGTAATTGACTTGCGGCGCTGGCATTGGCATAGATGCCTCTCCTTACGCCAAAGGCGGACCGCTAACCAACGTTGGGAGCTGGTCGATATCCAGACGCGAATACAAACGCTTGTACTCAAACTCACCGCGAGACATAACCTCTGGCGCAGCTTCATATCCTGCGTAGTACATCATCGCCCGGTAAACGATGATCATGTGAAAGCGACTTGGTAAAGCCGGCGTATCCGCGTCAACCGTCAAACCAACAGGCTGGGTGTAATACTCGCCGTTGATCACATAGGGTATATCGGGTATCGCACCGAAGCCAAGGTTTTTGTGCGGATCAATTGTGACGACGACAGGGCGCGTAAAAGTGTTGCGCATGTTCGCGTAGATGTACAGGTTGCGGAACGTCGTCCACTCCATGTAGTTCATCAGCTGTTCGTCAGTGTAGTTTGACCCCACGCTCGAACACCGGAAGCTGTCACGCTTCCAGTTTCCGAACGTGGCTGTGGTCAAACCGGCTTCCACGGGTGTGTAAATTTGTTGCAACGCAACCGTGTTAAATACAAACGGTTCCCGCAAAAACAGCCAGTCTTCCTTGCTTGTCTGGATATCGATCCAAGCCTGCTGAATCCACGAAACCATACGTGCGTTTTCGCTGCCGGCAAGCTGGCCGGCAACGGTGGACAGGGGCGGACCAGATACGCCGCACTCGACGCGCAACTGGTTGACTAGCTGTAGGAAGTTCATGCAGGTTCAGCCAAGACGTTGTTTAGCCAAGCACGGCCACGGGGGTTCTTGTCCTCGACCAGATCAAATGGATAAGCCAAACCATGGCGCGCATTCATCATAATCCGATCAGGCTCCGACGGATTGGGCGTGGACTGACTGTATTTGGTTTCCTTCATGCGCGCAAGAATTTCTACGTACTTGCGTTTGATGTCGGTAGGATAACCGCGCATGATAGGTTGGTTCATACCATTGCAATTGACAATGACTTGGGGTGCCTGATTTTCGTCTGTCGTCGAATGCACAAGAACCGTAACAATCTCATTCATGAAAGATTCTTCAGCCGCTAGTTCACGGAAATCTTTAGTTTCAGCAACCGTTTCAATGACTGGTTCATCATCGTTAATTTCAATGCCTGTCATTTTATTTTTAGCCATTTGCCATTCTCCTTACGTTAAAAATACATACACCGTCAAAAAAAGGAAGGCCACCGAAGTGGCCTTCCAAAAGTTCCCTCGGAGGAGGAGACGGCAATCTTACAGTGCTGCGCCGGGCATGACCGAACAGTTAAAGTAGGTGTCAGTAACACCTGCTGCGCCCAGATCAGTGCTACCGGGAGTAAATGTGGTCGATGCATCAGTGACCACTTTGATCAGACCGACCAGCGCAACGTTAGCAGTAGTTTGAGTAGGCACTGGGCAAGGATCGCCCGAAGCAACTACAGGACCACGGGTGTTGCTGAAAGTACCGTCGGTGTCGATCCAAACAGCGTACAGAGCCGCGCTGGAAGGGGGGACGGTGCCAGCGGTCGAAGTCATGGCGATATTGTCAGTAGCAGTTTTAGACTTGAACACACCGTTGATGGTGAAGGTCAAAGTGTTGGCCGTCTTGTAGGTGTTGGCGTTAGTGCCTTCTGCAAGACCTGCCGAAGTCAGCGACACAAAGCCGCTGTTAATTTGCTCAATGTTGTATGACATGGTGTTTCTCCTTAATCTTCAAGAGTCGGGGTGACAGGCGCTGCTGTGGTCGGCGTGACAGCATTATCGTAGTCATCGATAAGCTGGTTCAAGCTGGCAGTCAGTGCTGCGATATCGGTCAGAATAGCGACCAGCAACGGACGAATCTCACGCGAGGTGAGAAGGTCCGGCACCTTGGCCATCCGTTGGTTAATGCTTTCAGACATGGCGTTTTCCTTTGAGGTGAATGCCGGGGCGTAGGCCCCGGCTAGTCATTACAGAGCGGTCACACCGGCTTCGATACGTGCCATCCATGCGTCGTTCAAACGCACGCTGGCAAACCATGTCGAAGCACCGACGTAGCCAAACTGGCCAAGTGGGTTGGCGTGGTTGGTCTGAGAAGCTTTCAGGACGACGGGCTTGATAGCCTGCATGCCCTTCAGTGCAACCTGACCCCAAGCGTCTTCACCGATAACCAAGAACGGATAAACGTCCACGTTAGCAGCACCGACCGACAGCATGCCGTTCAGCGTAGCCGAACCAGCGGCAGCGAACGAAGTCAGCAGAGGCGAAGAGATGAAGCGGAAGTCTTCGCAAGCGCCGATCTCGCGATCGTGGATAGGCTTGAATGAACCGTATTCTTCAACACGGGTAAAGCCGGGAAGGTTACGGACATCAGCGACAGCGTCAGTGTGGCAGAACACAACGTAGGCTGGCTGCACGGCACGGGTACCGAAGTTAACGCCGGGGGCGAGACGCGATGTCACGCGACGGCAACGGTTCGATTCCAGAGTACGTGCGGCTTTACGAATGGCGTTCAGGCTGATCGCAGTGTTAACTGCAGCACGGCTGGTGCCGTTTGCATAGACAACTGTCGAGCCAGCTTTC